GTCGTTGGGTTCAGCCCTCTGAAAGGGGGTTGGGACGATTTGTACCGTAAATTAGCCAAGTTTAAGCAAGGATTCGCTTTGGACGAAAGTCAGTATGACTCGTCATTGCGCGCTTACTTGATGTGGAGTTGTGCACAGTTTAGATGGAATATGTTACGCGAAGAAGATCAAACAGAAGAAAACCTGGTAAGGCTGAAAACCTACTACAGGAATTTAATAAATACATTGATTGTAACATCAGAAGGTATCTTTGTAATGAAACAAGGAGGAAATCCCTCAGGATCAGTTAACACAATTACTGACAATACCATCATCTTATACACATTGTTAGCATATGCCTGGATAGTAAATAGTCCGGAAGAAATGCGAACTTATGAAGCCTTTGAAGAACATACTTCGAAGGCACTTGTAGGTGATGATAATACCTTTACCGTCTCTGAAGACGCAATAAACTTCTTTAATGCACGAAGCATTATACCCACCTGGGCTGAGATTGGGATTACCACGACTACTGATTCGATGGACCCACGCCCAGTAGAGGAGTTAGACTTTTTGTCAGCTCATACAACATTTGTAGACGGTGTTGCTGTCCCGTTGTATGCTCGCGATAAATTGCTGACGTCGCTCCTTTACTCTCGTTTTCCTAACGACCCTGCTTACACCCTAACCCGTGCCACCGCTTTGCAAAGAGTTGCATGGGCAGATATACCTATGCGAAGGTACCTGCAGGAATTCGTTGCTTGGATGATGGATGAATATGATCATGTTTTACGTGATGAGCCAACATGGAAAATGGCTAAGGCTCAAATTCCCACATCACAGGAATTAAAAGAATTGTTCTTGGGGAAGGAAAGAACATTTGGAATGGTTGCGCAAGGTGTTAAAACGGAGAAATCCCTGGTGAATAACCCGCCCTGTCGCACGAAATTCTGTCAAGTATGCGGAATCGAAGAAAGAGGCAATAGCCGCATAAAAAGTAGTAAACGAATCGTTACTACTTCTCCT